TAGTGTTAACACCAACTCTACGTTGTGTGACATAAAGTGTTTCACTTAATAAATTCTCGCCCGATGTTTGTAAGTCTTTAACCACACCTACACGTTGTAGATTACTATCAACAATATGATATCCTAGTTGCGATCCTTTAACAATTTCTTTACCACCTTGTGTGATGCGATCTAAATCAATGCCGGTTTCCTGCATCTTAGCAAATACAATATCACTGAATCCAGTAAACAATTGTGCATCAAGTTTATCAACAACTGCGGCACTGGCGGCAGAAACAAACTGTGCAAATCCCGGGCTTGCTTCTGACACAGTGCCATTGAGATTCAGTGCACCATCAATTGTTAAATCGCCTTTGATTTCTGCGCTAGGTGCAAATACAGAATTTTCAAATGCCACAGCATGATCCATAAGTGTCATCTGTACAAAACTGGCTCGATCTTCAATGCCAGTACTGCCGAAGTTTTGTACAATACCGCTGTTGATATTATCGCCGGATAGACTAAATCCTCGAAAATTTACAGCAGTGTGTGGTATACTTTGTTCTGGGAAACTATGTAATTTAATTATCTCAGCTATTTTAGATTTGACAATTTCATTTACTATTAGGTTGAGATCAATAGTGGCTAATTGTTTTTTTAGTTCTTGCTCGATTGTTGCGTTGAGGTTGCCTAATAAGCCGGCGACGACAGGCTGTAATTGTTGATTGATATCCATATGCTCACTCGAAAAACTTTAAATTGAAATTGATATTACATGCTCATAGTTTCTACGTATAAGACTTTTGTACATTAAATCCTTGTGTACATAAAACTGTTTAGCACCAGCATCGATACTAAACTTTGCTAACTGTTTAAAAAACATTGCGCGACGACTAAACGGACCATACGATTTTGTATTACTATCCTGCATTTCATATACCGTTGTTGCCCATGCATTTTTATCTGAATATTCATACTTGTGATATTCTAAAAATACCAAACTATCACTGTGATTATAAACTGCCTGTGGTTGACTAAACTCACGGTCTTTAAAGTTCTGATTTTTATAATCACGTAATGTCGTAACTATTAAATCCTTAGCTAAACTGGCAATTATTTCCACACTAGTCTGTTGCTCTTGCTCTGTGTTGGCAAATGTGAAATATTCATCACCTGCTACTACCCACGAGAATTGTTTCTTATATCCCGGTAAATCTTTTACATCTATATATGTGTATTTAATGTCGCTAGCGTCGAGGTAATTTTTTGTTTCGTCGGTTATGTTAGTAACAAATATTTGTTTATAAGTAACACCCAACATCAATGGGCTAAAACCGACAAATAAGATACTTGTTGGGTTAGATTTGTAGTGATGAGCAATGCCAGTTAGTATCTCTTGCTTTTTATTAATTGCATCTTGACTTTTAAGATTAAATTGCAAAGCATTAAGTGATGCTTGTGTGTACGTCGCGAAGCTATGCGGCATTGTAATTCCCCTGTTACAAATATTTAGTTATTCTCTAACTAAATCAAGGGTTACACAGTGGAAGCCACCGCCAAGTGTCCTGCTATGGCGTAGTTGCATGGGTATGGTAGTAAAGCCAGCACGCTCTAAATCTTCTATAAGTCTATACTGTGCTCGGTCAACAATTACAGTTTTTGAATCTATGCTTAACATATTCAACCCAATCCATTTACTAGCATAAGGATATTCGTGGAATGTCTGTGCTTCTACATCAGTGACCCATAACTTGGTCCAACCATCAAATGCTCGTGGACAGGTATCGGGAGTAACTCTGCTGGCATTAAGTACAACAAAGCCTTGACGTAGCGGAACAATAGTGCTGTCGATATGCACACCATTAAACAATTTACATGATTCGATTGTGATGTGCGGTAATTTTTTTTGTAGCCATTCTAATGCCAATTGATTTCCACTATCGCTTAAAAGATACAGCCAAGTATTACCAAGTCTACACACATTTGCGGCATCCATAACCATGCCTTGATTACGTGGCATTGGCATTACTGTACTAGCGGCACCTAACACAAAATCCAAGGCATCAATTTCTTGATCACGGCACGGATACATCATAGCAGGGTCAATGACACAACTGTCTGCAATTAACAATCGGTCGCGTGGGCAGTAATTATACATGCCTTCACGTTCAACAAAATTCATTTCGTGTGGACGGAATACTTCTATACCTAATTTAGTTAATACAGTAGCAAGCTCATCCAAATCCTCATTTGATTCATCAATGATCCACTGTGGAACTGGCCCACTAGGTACAGGAGTTTCCTTCCATAATGTCTTTAAATGTTCCTGTGAAAATACAGGGTCGTTGCTAGGCCAATTAGCGTATGTAGCTGACCCAACTATAATACTTTTTAATTTGCCCCACTCATTGCTACTTGATATTTTCATATGTCTCTTTGATAAATAATAGTACCAGTCGCGATATTGGCGTATCCACTGGCCCTAACATAAAGGAACTATGTCAGCATGTGTATTTATTTGTATGTAAAGACCCATCTTAAAACTGGATTAAAATACCTAGGAAAAACTACAGCAAAGAACCCTCACGCTTATCCTGGAAGCGGTATTTACTGGAAATCACACCTAAAAGTTCATGGATATAATTATTCAACAGAAATTCTTAAAGAATGTCAAAACATTGATGAGTTTAAGTACTGGGGAGAATACTATAGCAAACTATGGAATGTTGTTGCTAGCAACGAGTGGGCAAATCTTAAAGAAGAATCAGGCGATGGTGGCGACCCAGGAAAAGTAGGAAGAGCTAAAATAAGTAAAACTTTGTCTGGCAGAACATTAAGCGAAGAAACTCGAAAAAAATTAAGTGATGTTAAGAAAGGCAAAAAACAAAAGAAATGTTCGGAGCAAGGCCGAACAAATATTAAAGCCGCAAATCAAGGTAAAAATATTGGCAGGGTTTTGTCTGAAGAAACTAAAGCTAAAATACGAGCATCAAACAAAGCAACCTGGGCTAAAACTCATCCTACAAATGACCAGTAATCTGCAATGTATATCTCGGAGTAAGCCCCATATTGGCGGCTAGATGGGGTGTGTCATAACACCAGGTTACAACATCACCGGCCCTCCATTTAATTATTGGTTCATTATCAATTTCTAAATAGTGTCCACTAGCCCAATCTTCTAGGAAAACTATAGCACGATGTATAGTATGTTCTTGACCCTTAAGGTCAAACAATTCTATGTATCGTTTATAAGTATCTTGGTGAACTGGTAATATAGTACCACTGCTCATGCGATAATAACTTGTGCCTACGTCCTGCCAGCCAAGCTGCTTAAAGTATTTAACAAACATTGCGTTCCAAACTGGTTGAGGTCTGCGCATGTCGCACATAGCACCAGTGAACTTACCCGGATAGCCCTGTTCCATCCACTGTGCTGTATCATTGGGATTATTAAATGCTTCTACCGCATAGTCTAACTGCTTAAAACTATCATCCCAAAACGGAGTTATATTAAACTTGTCCACGTGTGTTTCCGTAATGGATCACCTTAATTGATTTTGTGTCTGTTTTAAATTTACGCCAGGGATCTACAATTACACTATCATCTCCAACTTTGTAGTATAACTGTTGTTCGGGTAATTCACCTGTGTAGCCATAGGTTATCTGACGATTATGTGCTAGCAGCACAATAGCAGTAACTCCATCTTCCACTAGTCTACCGCATAATGGATCACAATAATCAAAGTCTGCATTAACTTCATTTAGATAGCTACCAATTAATAAACTGTAACTACCATCTAAGAAGTCAACATCCGGCTTATATGCCATTCCGTGAATGATAATTGGTAGGTTGGTTTCTTTTTGCAGGTTATGTAAAAATAAAGCTAGATTCTTTGCCTGTATCTCACGTGCATGCATAACTGTGTTAAAAATATCGTAGCCCAAGTCTAAGTTCTCAGCTAGCCAACGTAAGGCAATGTTATCACGTGGATGACATGGTCCTGCATCACCCATGCCAGCAGTTAGATATTTCTTGCTGATAATACGCATGTCTGCATTACCTAGTGCATCAGTTACTACATCAACATTAATATTGCCCGATTTCATAGCAACATCTTGAATCATGTTTACTAGACCAATCTTGGTGCTGATAAACGTATTGTAGAAAATTTTAATTGCTTCTGCTTCATCCCAAGTGCCAATAGCGTAGCGCGGATCGTTTTCCATAAGGGGTGCGTAGAAGTCTCGAAGTAGTTGAGCATCACCAGTTAAGCTACCGTCTTCTGTACCAACAATAACCATCTCGGGATTAACCATATCCCATTCAACACTACCCATGGCAATTAAGTATGGGTTATAGATAAAACGTGCATTAGTAATGTGCTGGCGTAGTTCTCTACGTGTTGTACCCGGAAGTACAGTGCTGATCAATACCACGAGTTGGTCTTGTGTAACGTATTGATTAATATCTGCTAGAACTTGATTTACAATTGTATAATCAAAGTCTTTGTTAGCTAAGTGTGTAATTGGTTGTGACCCATCGTAGATTGGATCGTGTGGTGTTTGTACAGCAACAAAGATAACATCCTTACCTGTTACTGCTCCTTCTAGTGTATCAGATATTGCTATCTTGTCACTGGTACGTGGGTAAATATCATAGCCAGTGACAGCATATGATTGTGACATTACTTCTGCACAGGCCAGGCCTAATTTTCCAATGCCAACGAATCCTACTGTTTTTAATTGAGACGACATTAATGCTCCAAGTTGATCATGTATACGAATTTTTTTACTCTGCTATCTTTAGCGAGTTTGAAATGTGTTTTTGTTCGGGCGGAGTTGTTACTTCCGATGCATCAAACACTCTTGTATTTACACGCATTGCCATGGAAGAGAAAAAAATCTTTTTTTATGATCAAGAGCCATTTATACCTAAATTAGCACAACCATATATGTCAAGATTTATAACTGATCAGGCTCCGCATATTTTAGCAATCAGTGAACATTCAACTACACTAACTGATTATATTAAAACAAATAATTTTAATAAACTGTATTACTTCTTTCACGGGTTTGCGGCTTTAGATTGGTATCGCGGGTTTTACGCACTAAACTACAACAAACCAATTATTAAAGACTATACATATGATTATATAACGTTCAATAGGCTAGTGTCAAATGATCGCAGCTATCGTTGCTACTTTGTCAGCAAATTAGCTGAAGAATTGTTATTAGAGCACGGGCAAGTGAGCTTTGGATTAGCTACAGAACAAGCCTCTTGGCAAGAAGAGATTGCTGATGTTAATACAAAGTTATCAACTAAAGCTGTTGATCATATTAAGTTACATCTACCTAGCACTCCATTAATTATAGACAACGAACGTGTATTAGGCAGTGCTAGTGCAGATATTCCACGTTGCACCAATGATAGCTTATGGCATATTGTTACCGAGACTGTATTCTACTACGACAAACTACATTTAACTGAAAAAGCATTTAAGCCTATTGTAATGAAACAACCATTTATGTTATTGGCCGCACCAGGTAACTTGGCCTACTTGAAGTCATACGGCTTTAAAACGTTTGAAGGTATTATAGATGAAAGCTATGATACAATTGAGGACAATGATCAGCGTACAGAAGCTGTCGTTCAGCAGATTGCTTGGTACTGTGCATTAACAGCAGAAGAAAAGCAAGCTGTTATAGAGGCTATAGCGCCAATCGTAGAGTACAATTTCCATCACTTCTACGGTGAGTTTAAGCATATTATTACAAAAGAACTGCTAGATAATTGCCGGACTGTGTTTAAAGAAATAAGTTACAATGACCAACATATAGATTATACTTCTATATACCATGTACTAACCAATTAAAACCCAAAATCCAATAAATACTTTTATAATAAAAAGAAGTATTTCAAGGAGCAAGACATGGGTGATATATTCAAACTCATAGGGGATTTAGG